GTGTATAAATAGTAGTATGGCAACATTAACTACGAACAAAAACTTTTTAAGCCCAGTAGGCTTTCAATTTAAAATAAGCAGTACAGAATATCCTAACTTAGAATATTTTGCTGTTGGAGCTACTTTACCTGGACTCAGCATCACTGCTGCAGAACAGAGTTATCGTGGAGTCAATTTAGCATTTACAGGTGATAGACTCGCGTTTGATGATCTTACCTTACGTATCAACGTAACTGAAGACTTAGATAACTATATTGAAACATTCAATTGGTTACACAACTTAGCACAAACAAATAATGCTGAAGACCTAAAAGTAGACGCTACTCTCTTAATATTAACATCACATAATAATGTTAATAAAGAGATAAAGTTTAAAGGAGTGTTTCCAACGAGCATGACACCTATTGAATTTGATGCTCAGGCTGAAAGTATTGATTATGTCCAAATGGATATAACTTTTGCTTACACCAACTTTGAATTTGTTTAAAACGTAAAAATACGTTTACAAATCGGCAATAATATGATATAATAGATATATGAATAATTTACAACAAATCTTAGAAATGTGGAAAAAAGATGGAATTATCGATGAAGTTAATCTCGATGAAACCAGTAGAGATTCCGCGAAATTACATGGCAAATACTTAGAACTTCTTTCAGTTAATAGAATGAAACTGAAAAAAGCTGAGTTAGACTTTAAAGTAGTACTTAGAGATAAGTGGCTACATTACAATGGCAAGATGCCAAAAGAAGATATTGATGCAAGAGGCTGGGACTACGATCCTTTAGGTGGTTTAACTGTACTTAAAGGAGACATGGATAGATACTATGACTCAGATCCATTAATACAAGAATGGCAAGCAAAAATCCAATACCTTGAAGAACTCTGTTCTACTCTTAAAGAGATATTAGAGAATATCAAGTGGAGACATCAAAATATAAAGAACATGATTGAGTGGAGAAAGTTTACTAGCGGAATTTAATGGATACGATTACTATTCAAAAGAAGAACGAAGTCTTCTTAAACATACAAACTGATGCGGGAATAGAGATGGAACTCTCTGAACATTTCCAATTCTTTGTACCTGGATATAAATTTATGCCAGCATATCGTAATCGTATGTGGGATGGTAAAATTAGATTATTTGATAGTCGAAAGAAAACATTATACACAGGATTGCACAAATATTTGCGTGAGTTTTGTGATGTGAGGGATTATAAGTTAGAAGTGATAGATTCGCCACAATATGGTGCACTCGAATCATCCCTAGAGCCTAACATAGAAGGCCTATTATCACAAATGGCCCTTTCTGTGAATGGAGCTGATATAACACCTAGGGGATATCAATTAGAGGGACTCTCGCACACGCTTTCAAAAGAGAAATCCTTATTACTATCACCTACTGCTTCTGGAAAGAGTTTAATCATATATTTGGCAATAAGATATTTCCTTGATGTTTTTGATGGTAGTGTTTTGCTTATAGTACCTACGACATCATTAGTAGAGCAAATGTACTCTGATTTTGGAGACTATTCTGGTAAGGATACATGGTCTCATGAAGAAAACTGTCATAGAATATATTCAGGCCGAGAAAAAATAGGTGTAACTCAAAGAGTTATTATATCTACATGGCAATCAATATATAAGTTGCCAGCAAGCTGGTACTCAGGATTTGGTATGGTAATTGGAGATGAAGCACATAATTTTAAAGCTAAATCTCTTACATCTATATTAGAGAAATGTACTGAAGCAAAATATCGTATTGGTACTACTGGAACATTAGATGGAAGTCAAACTCATCAGCTTGTATTAGAAGGATTATTTGGACCAGTATACAAAGTAATTACTACAAAAGAGTTAATGGATAATAACGATTTAGCTCAGTTAGAAATAAGCATACTCATATTGAAGTACCAAGAAGAGTTATGTAAGCAAGTTTCGAAAATGAAATACCAAGAAGAGTTAGATTTTATCGTAAGATACGAACAACGAAATAACTTTATATCAAACCTAGCTTTAGACCAAGAAGGAAATACACTAGTCTTATTTAATTATGTAGATAAACATGGTAAACCATTGCATACATTATTAAAGACAAAGATAAAGGAAGATAGAAAACTCTTTTATGTATCAGGAGAAACAGATGTCGACACAAGAGAATCAGTCAGGGAGATTACCGAGAAAGAGAAGAACGCAATTATCGTTGCAAGTATTGGGACTTTTTCTACTGGTATTAACATTAGGAATTTACACAATATCATCTTTGCTTCACCAAGTAAATCGCAAATTAGAGTGCTTCAATCGATAGGACGAGGTCTAAGAAAGAGTGAAGATGGAAGACCCACAAAGATATATGATATTGCAGATGATTTGCACCACAAAACAAATAAGAACTATACTCTACAGCATGCAGCTGAAAGAATTAAAATATATTCTAAAGAGAAGTTTAACTATAAGATGTACGATATAAACATATAAATAATAGTATGGAACAATTAAATATAAGACATTTTAAACTTATGAATGGTGAAGAGATCATCGGTCTCCTAGCTCATTCGAACGAAGACAACCTCATAATAGAGAGACCAGTAAGATTGAACCCGAGTTTATTGGGTGGTACTCAATTTTCATCTTGGTTTCCATTCAGTGAGAGTAAACAATTTAAAGTACTTAAGACAGCAATTATTCAACATGTGCCAATAGCAGAATCTATTAAAGATACATATGTTAACTTTGCTCTTAAGATGGACCAACCAATTAGCATGCCGCAGACTAAGACTGATGAAGAACTCTTTGATGAGTACGAGCGATCTTTGAATACTGATCATGCTGATGATATGCCCGAAGATAGCGCTAAAGATAGAATACTACATTAATTAAGTATACCTCTACCGCTCCGGGTGTTAATATATTATACCATACTTTCAGTCAAATGTAAACGACTTTAGTGAAAATAATTAAAATAAATTAATCGTTTACATTCAACTAAAACTATGATATAATAATACATTATGGAGAAAAATAAAACAATGGTTAAAGTGAAACCTAAAGAAAAACCACATTACGTTAACAATAGAGACTTCTCTGAAGCAGTCATGAAATATGCGATTGAAGCACGTGATTGTAAACAAAAAGAAATCAAAGTTCCTACAGTTCCGGATTACATTGCAAAATGTTTTATCAGAATTTCAGAAGGGCTGTCTCACAGACCGAACTTTGTTCGGTATACTTATAGAGAAGAAATGGTTATGGATGCTGTTGAAAATTGCTTAAGAGCAATCAGCAACTATAACATTGAAACTGCTACAAGGACTGGAAAGCCAAACGCATTTAGTTACTTTACTCAAATTTGTTACTTTGCATTTATTCGCAGAATTACCAAAGAAAAGAAACAACAAGATATCAAGTTTAAGTTCATCGAAAAGATGGGTATTGAAGATTTTGTTGCAATGGGTATGGATAACGAAGGTGCTGAAGAAACAATGGCTTATGTAGATACATTAAGACAAAGGATTGGAACTATTCGTACTAAAGATAACGCTATTAAACAATTTGCAAAAGAGGAGAAAAAGCGAGAGAAAGAAAAACTTGAGCTGTTTATGTCATGAAAAAAGTAAGTGAAAAGCAAAGACGCAGACACGTGCGTACAATGAAAAGAAGAACCTTAAGAGAAGATAAAAGAAAGATTCATAGAGCTAATATTATAGTTAAGATGACTAAGCTTAAGCTAGCAGGAAGGCGTATTATGAAAGCCCAAAAGCGTATGATGAGTCTCGCTAAAAGATGAAAGTAGCAATATTAAATGATACTCATTGTGGTGTCAGAAATAGTAGTGATATTTTCTTAGAGTATCAAGATCGATTTTATTCAGAAATATTCTTTCCATATTGTGAAGAACATGGAATAAAGAACGTACTCCATTTAGGAGATTATTATGAGCATCGTAAGTTTGTCAACTTTAAAGCTCTTCAAGCAAATCGTAAACATTTCTTAGAACCACTAAGAGACTTTGGTATGACAATGGACATTATTCCAGGCAACCATGATGTTTACTTTAAGAATACCAACGAACTTTGTAGTTTAAAAGAACTTCTCGGTTACTTTACTTCTAATGTCAATATTATTATGAAGCCAACAGTGCTTGATTATGATGGACTTGGAGTTGCAGTTATACCTTGGATTAACAATGGAAACTATAAAGAGTATACAGAATTTGCACAAAAATGTGGCGCACCAATCCTTGGAGCTCATTTAGAGTTAAAAGGATTTGATATGATGGCAGGAATGCCTAATCCACATGGTATGAGCGCTGATGTATTTTCAAGATTTGAAATGGTTCTTAGTGGTCATTTTCATACAAAGTCAACTCAAGGTAACGTAACGTATCTTGGTTCACAAATGGAATTCACTTGGGCAGATGTTGATGATCCAAAATTCTTTCATGTTCTCGATACAGAAACAAGAGAGATAAC